ATCTTAAGAAATCATTTCTAACGATTTCATCATTTTGTTCGAATAACAATCTTACAGAAACAGCTGAAATTAACTTTCTAGCTCTCAGTAACAATCTTCTTACGTTGATTCTATCTAAAGCCGACTCTCTTACTTGAAGAGTTTTGTTACCCCAAATTATAGTACCTGTATCTGAGAATGTTGCAATTGGGTTAATTCTATTTTTATATAATTCGTCTCTTTCATCTAAAGTTAATTTCTTAGAAGCTTTGATTGAATTTACTAAACCTCTTGTATAACCCGCAACCGCGAACCAAGGATATGAAACATTGTCTGTCAATGCAATATTCTTCAATACTTCACCTGTTGGTGGGATATAAAGTTGAGTTGCATTATCTGTATCTCTCACTTGAATCCAAGGCCAATAAGTTGCTGAATAGTTAGAGTCAATATTTGCATCATCTAACAAACCCACAACCTGTTCAGCTGCAGTTGTTCCTGTTATATTAGGAGAATTCATAATATAAAGTGAGTCAGCTCTGTCATTTTCAACCATATCAATCGCTTGATTAACTAATGAACTGTGATTGTAGAAATCAATACCAGGTGTTGCAAACACATTAATATCAATAGCCTCAGGATTACCAAATGTTTCAATACCTTGTAAGTATGCATAATAGTCTGAATTTCCAGTAGTTGTACTGAAAACACCTCCATTTAATGTGTTACCACTAGTATATGTACTTTTACCAAATATGAAACCATCACCATAAGTTCTGGTTTGTCTATAAATGTCCCATCCATCGTGACCACCATAAACTAAGAATGTGAACTTACGATAATTCAATGAAGTTAACTTGTTATCATTTCCTGTCTGACCTTCTAAATCATAAGGAGTTGTCATAAACATTTTACCAGTTGGAGTTGCACCTGTTATATTTGATGCATTCACTGATAAGTGGAAACCATATGTTTCGTCAACACCGTTAGTTCCTTTGTATTTTAATAAATCCTTATCAAAACCAACTTGTGATGAAATACCTAACATAACCTTTCTAACTTTATCACCCGCTTCAACTATTTCAGTTCCGTCACCATATGTTGTTCCTGTTAAAGAAGTTACTCTATTACATCCAAAACCTTTGAAACCAGCTGGAACTGCGTCCACAGGGTGGTTTTCAACCATAGTTAACATAATATATTTAGAACGTAATTCATATTCACCGTCAGATGTACCAACTTTCTTAGCCACATATCCCGCTAAATCAGGATTCATAGAACATCTTGAAAACTTTTCAAGAACAACCTGTGCATCATCTGTATCGTTAAAATCACGTACTAATAAATCAAAATCACCAGTTTCTAAATCAATATTCTGAACTGTTACTTTTACTTGGTAGTTTGCGGATTCACCATCAGAAATTGTAATTACTTGGAATAAATCTGATACATTACCACCACGATATTCTGAAACTACCATTGGTGAAATTGTTGTATCCCACTGACCGATGAAATTATCACCTTCATTGGTTACATCAAAATCCATTTCAACACCTCTAATTATACCTCTTTGATAAGCTTCTTTTAATAAACTTGAATATACTTCATGAACGTATAATGGGAAATCTGAATAATCTTTATCAAATACTTCTGTACCTAAAACTTTAGATATATACTTACTTGAAGTAGTATCGAATGTCACAGTAAATTCTTTAGAACCTCCAGTGTCACCCGTTACATTAATTACAAACTCACCAAGTGGGTTAGTAGTCATATTATCAACTTCTGTCATTGAAACGTCACCAGAAGTTGTAACTTCTAATGATAATGTTTGTCCACTATAACGACCTCTTGATCTTAAAGCTGCTAAAACTACACCATGTTGTTCGTAGTTATGTTCAGCGTCCCAAATTATTTGTGTAATTTCCCACTTATTAGTTGAATTAATAAATTGGAATAAATATGAGTACACCCCATCGACAGTTGTTTCGTCACCAGGAGTTGCTAAGTAGTAACAAGAGTTATACCACTCTTTACCATTTGTATTTTCTGAATAATATTTTCCAGTTAATGAAGAAACCAATTCAGTTCCGTTACCTGTTATTGCACTTAACGATGTGCCCTCAGTATTTTTACCAATCCAAAAATATTCATTCGTAGAACCAGTAGTAGAACCTGTATATCCACCATAATTTTCTTTCAAATATGTTACCATATCTGTACCATCTACTGAAGTGACACCCGAAAGATGTGCTAATATATCATCTAAATCATCACTTGCACCTGGTGTAACGTCTGCTGTGGTTATAGAAGAATTACTAATTGTAATAGCTGAAATTTCATATCCTAATGTGTAGTCTGTTAAGTCGACTTTAACACCACCAATAGATTTGATTGCGAATGTTTTATTTGGTTTGTATCCTGTTAATCCTAATATTCTTGTAACGAATAATTGATTAGACTCTTGTAAATAAGACTTTGCGACATAAGGTAATTCATATTTAGGGTTACCAACTCCGTCTTTTTCTGGAGATGATGGACCAAAATATGTTTTGAATTCATCAAAATTACCAACTAAAATTGGTTCGAAAGCTGGACCTTTTAAAGTCTCACCTACTAAACCTAAAGTGGTAACACCTACACTCTGTGCAACGAATGTTAAATCTTTCTCTGAAGTATAGACACCCGGAGAAACGAAAACTCTGTTTGAATTTGCCATTGATAAATGTTTGGTTAATATTTTTTTATTACTTCTTATAAATATCTTTGATTTTACCAAAGATTTCCACACTTTTCTTAAAAAGATAGTTATTTATCTTTTATTATCTTTACCATGGAAAAGAAACAAAAAAATGTAAAAATCAGTGAAAAACACCACGAAATACTTAAATCCTACTGTGATAAAAATGGATTAAAAATCCATAAGGTCTTAGAAAAATTCATAGATGAATTAAGTAAACCCAAAAAGAAAGATATCTACGGAGAATAATTAGTGAAGATATGTTACATTAATAGTTGAACCTACTGAAGGAGTTCCTAACAATTTTATCTGTTTTGTGTTCTGAATTACAAAATTTGTTGTTTCTTCTTGTAAAAGACCATTGACATCCAAACTAATAAAGGTATCAATATCATATGACAATTGCAAATAAACAGTTGACCCTGTGGTAAACGTGATGGATTCGGTGGTTAAATAAACGACCTTTCCATAATTATTCAAAAACGTGTTCACATTATCCACTTGTGTGTCTTTCTTTCCTCTATAATAGTGAATTGTAATAATGTCTCCGTTTTCAGGAGCACCCAAAAATGTTAGTCTTGAGGTTCCTGTAATATGTAGATAATTCAAATCTTTAGTTAATAATTCACCATTTAAATAAACATTAAACAATTTAGTCATAGGTTCCCCAACAGAGTACGATGTTGTGGTCCCATCAGCCGTAATTTTACATATTGTGATATCCACATTACCCGTTAATGTTTTTTTAGATACTGGTTTGTCCGTAATAAATTCAGTAACTAAAAAAGCTCTACTGATTGCAGGTTTCACTTCAAACTCCTCACTATCAATCAATAACCCTAACATTGTAAACTTGTAGGTTTGTAAATAAAATCTACGACCATCCAAAGTTTCCATTGGTGTATTATCTTCAATTCCATCTAATACTATTGGAATGTAATGACCTTTTATTGATGTATATGATTGTCTTGAAGAGAACTTCTGTAAAACAATTTTATTAAACTTATTTAACTCTCTTAGTTTATTACAAACAAAAACAACCTCATATGATACATCCACCGCCACAGGTTGTGGTATTTTATAAACGTCGGCACCCATTTGTGTTCCGTTCCAAGTTGGTACAGTAGCATAGTGGAATGATTGTCTATCAGGTATAGTTCTTTGTGTTACAGGATTTGTTCCCGGTTGAACATCAGGTTTTCTAATAATGGCAATAAAAGGTAATTTCATATTACCGTCCTCATCACTAAATTCCCAATTGTTTGAAAACTCAGACCATCTCTGTACAGTTAATATCCTCGGTATAACAGGTATCTGACCACCATCACTTACGATTTTAAATGAAGATTTAACATAATCTAACATACCCGAATCCATATCTTCGTGAAGTAAAGAATCAGGTAAAAAACTATCAGACTTTGTAATTCTATCTAATAATTCTTGTCTTCTATTAATAACATTTACACCTCTTTCGGTTTCTTTATTACCGTAAACTTCGATGTTATTTTTTCTTTTGGGTATTCCCATATTATACTCCTTTAAATTCACCTTCTTGTGTAGGTGCACATGTTATTGTTCTGTAATGTGGTTTATAACCAAACATTTTGTGTTTATTATCTGATGTTACTTTACCGTCATTTGTTACCGTATAATATCTAACTCTATCTTCAGAATCTTGATATCCAATGTAATCACCATATTTGATATCTACTTTCAACTCTTCTAAATGTTTTATATAAACTGATAAGATTAAATTACCTGGCTCATTATATCTGAGTAAACCGCCTTTATATGATGAGTTTTTAGGTTCATCAATTTTAACCAACGCATTAAACTCAATCGGAGGGTAATATTTTATTTCACCACTACCCGCTTCAGCATAAACCGAATCACTACTTGTTTTACCTCTATCAACACGATATAACACCAATTTCATATTCAAATCACCATGTAGGTATTCTTGACCCATTTGAATATTAATATCAAAGTCGTCTTGTGAGAAAAATTTACTTAATCTGGTGATTGGTAGTTTATTGTTCATATCCTTATAAATAGTTTAATGTTACAATCTATTTAGTTATATTTTATATATATTGAATATGGAAACTAAGATACCCGAAATTGAAGCAAGGGAAATTTTATTGAGTTACGAAGGTTCCAACAATCAATTTTTGGATTGGAAGAGGAAATTTAATGAGGTTAAGAATTTCAAATTAACAAGACCTCAATCTGAACACGTTATAAAATACAAAGATGTTGTACCTAAAGTTGCACGAAAGTATATTAACATTGTTTCAACATTTGGTGAAAAAATAATGGAAGAAAGGTTATTACCGAAACCACCAGAAAAAATTTGGTGTGAGAAACTTTTGTGTGATTCTGATAAGGCTTTTCAAATTTGGGGTAAGGTTTTGGATAGTGACCAAATGAGTGCAATGTGGGTTCCAAAGGCGGTAATATTACAGGAAGAGAAAAAATTAAACAGAGTAATTGATTATACAAAGTATGGTTCAAGACCTCCAATGGAACATCAAAAAGTTGCAATTGAAAAATTATTAGCAAATAATAAATTTATTCTTGCTGATGATATGGGTCTCGGTAAAACAACTTCGGCGGTTATTGCTGCTTTAGAAAGTGGTGCAAAGAAAGTTTTAATTGTATGTCCAGCATCTCTTAAAATAAATTGGGACAGAGAAATTAAAAATTATTCAGATAGAAAAACATTAATCGTTGAAGGTCGTAAATGGGGTTCCACATTTGACTTCTATATTATCAATTATGATATAATTAAAAACTATCATACAACAGATAAGAGTGAAGACAGTGATGATTATAAATTATTAGTAAATGAAGGTTTTGATTTAGCAATTGTCGACGAAGCACATTATATTTCAAACACGACAGCAAATAGAACAAGGTTATTAAATGATGTCTTATCAAAGATACCAACTGTGTGGTTATTAACGGGGACACCAATGACATCAAGACCAATCAATTATTTCAACTTATTAAAGATTGTTGATTCACCTTTGACATTAAATTGGCAAACATATGTTAAAAGATATTGTAAAGGATTTCAATTTAAAGTTGGTAATAGAAAAGTATGGAATACAAGTGGTGCAAGTAATTTAGATGAATTACGTGAAAGAACTAAACCATATGTTTTACGTAGAATGAAAACTGATATTTTGGATTTACCTGAAAAAATTATTACTCCAATTTTTGTTGAGTTGAATTCAAAAATGTATGAAGAAGAAATGGATGACTTCACACGTATCAGTAGTGAAAATAGAGATAAAGAAACTTTATCAGTAACACTCAATCGTTTAATGAAAGTTCGTCAATTAATTTCATATGAAAAAATACCTTATACTTGTGAATTGATTGATAGATGTATAGAACAAGATAAAAAAGTTATTGTGTTTACAAACTTTACAATGACTTTAGATATGTTACATGAAAAATATAAAAAGAATTCTGTTATTCTTGATGGACGTATGTCAAAAGAGAGAAGACAAGAAGCTGTGGATAGATTTCAAAATGAAAGTAAAATAAAAATTTTTATTTCCAATATTGTTGCAGGAGGAGTTGGTATTACATTAACCGCTGCTGAGGTTGTTGTTATGAATGATTTATCATTTGTACCAGCTCACCATAGTCAAGCAGAAGACAGAGCATATCGATATGGTCAGAAAAATAGTGTGTTAGTATATTATCCAGTATTTGAAAATACAGTAGAAAAAATAATATACAATATATTACAAAGGAAAAAGGGTGTTATAGACCAAGTTATGGGAGACGGAGAATATTCAGAATCGTTCAGTCAGGATTTAATTAAACAACTTCTTTAATTCGTTAATTTTATCTTCCAACAATTTTTCAAGTTCCACATCTTCTATGTTAACGATGTTTACCACAATTTTTTTATCGGGTGTTAATTCGTAATTAATATAGTTTTCTTCCCCCACTTTTTGGTACGTGAAGTGGAAATCGTTAATTCCACATACGTGAAATAGTTCGTTCAATTTATCAGTCATAACCTAAA